ATCCCAGTTTCAAGCCAAAGTCTACTGGCTGCTCGTCATGTCCTAATAAATCTAAGCAATGATATAAATGTTCGACTTTTTGATTAAAATATGGAAATCGATATATTCAACCTGCCGAGATATTTATTTCATGTTTTATGAACTATTTCATGATGGATACGCGGGAGGTAAAAGAAAACTTAGGAAAAGATAAATGCCTGGAACATGTGGAGGCCGCAGATATACGAAAAAGTATCTGAGATTACATGGTATTGGTGAACTAAAGAAGGGTGAGCTTCATGGGTATCATGCTAAGAATAGCAAAACAACTCGTCGTCGTTCATTGCGTAAAACTGTCCGTTCAGTCGGGGCTTTGTCTACGTTTAGAAAGCTGAATGCGCTTGCTGTCTACACTAAGAACTCCGCGCCTTCAAAGTCCAAGACAATCAAGACCGATCGCAACTGGGTAAAGAAAACCTTTATGAAGTAATAAATGTTCAACTTAGTGCCAGCCCTTCTTGTGACAGTAATCTATGTTGCGTTCAGAGTTTATGCGACTCGCGATAGACGTGTAAGTCCTGCTTTAATACGCGAGGCTGTTGTGTTTGCTCTTTGCTCACATGTTGTGATGTATGTCTATCATGCATATTGGCTCCGTGAGGGAATGTCTACGTTTGGAAAGACGTGCCCTAATGGTTATGCCGAGGTCCCCGATCCATCCAATCCTCAGCAATCAACTTGTGTTGCCAGTGGCCAAAAAACATATCCTGTAGTTGTTGGTTTTGGACAAATCCCCGAGGGTCCCAAGTAAATTTCTCGGTCAAACAATAAAATGAAGTGGGGTTATTTTCTGCTAACTGCTCTTACGTTCTACGTGGTCGCGTTCGTCCTCGCTGTGCCATCACTTGGCCCGGTTCCTTCTCCCGTCGTGAAGGCTCTTCTATTCGCGGTAGTTCATATCGCACTTCATAGACTTGTTGGACCCAAGCTCAAGTAAATATCTGAAACATACATAAATGTGGAAGTGGCTATTATTTAATACAGCTCTTTTCTGGGTTGTTTCATATCTTGGAACAAAGAACCATGTCGATGCCCTTCTCCTTGCTGTGATTTTTGCGGTTGTTCATCACTTACTTGGAAAGCAGCTGATTGAAGGGTTTGATTATATGCCGGATAGCCGTAAGACGACTTGTGCGAAGGGTTCTGTTCCTGCGGCGAATGGATTAGACTGTAAGCTTCCCACTGATCGGTATGGGTTGTAAAAATGGATTAAAAGCAAAATAAGATGGTATACTCAACATCTACAGAGCACGCATCTGCGAATTCTGTAGAATGGTCAACGAAAACACTCGAAGCATCCCGCCGTGGTATCGCCGTCAGATCTTGCGAGAGCAGGAAGGGCGATGCGCGAATACGAAGTGCTTGAAAGAGCATGAGCTGGACTGGAAGGAGTGCGAGACCAACCACATCATTCCTTGGCACAAGGGAGGGCGAACGGTTCGTTGGAACCTGGAGGTTCTCTGTATTACGTGCCACAAGAACCATACTCGCTCAGACGCAAAGAGGCGGTGGAAGACTATCAGTCCAAAGCCAACCTCTTTCGGATACGAGAAGACATACAACGTTCGCGTTCGCCGCGGACACTGTCTCAAGTGTAACGGGTTCGGGCACTACAGCAAGACCTGTGTCGACGTGTAAATAGCCGAAAGGCAAAACGGATTTTTTAACTATAGAAATATGGATTGCGAACGACAGCCATCATGTCCGCCCCCACCGCCGCCGCCATCGCGAGCGCCGAGGAGGGACTGACGGAGCTCAAGACCCACCTCCCAAATCTCGTCTCAAAGTGGGGCGAGTACTCGGAGGGGGTGCAGGCCACCCTGATCGGGTCAACCTGCATCTACATCCACCTCTGCCACGCTTCAACCAGCGTCGAGCGGGGGTTCGTGGTGACGCTCTTCCGTGACTACGGGGGGTGCGAACCCGAGCACCCGCTCGCAGCGGGTGTCCTCAAGCGCCTCCAGGAGTGGGGCCGCTTGCGGACGTAACCGGTGTTTCTTAACACCCCTTTTTTAGATTAAAAATGGATTTAACTAAATTCCAGATTTGATGTATACAAAATGCCCGACTACTACAACCATCCACGCTGGCCTTCGCCACGTGCGCGGCTTGTAGCAAGAAAGCTTGATCTCGATGTAGTATCGCGTTGGCCCCTAACAAGGGTGAAACGTATGACACATGCCGAAGCACTCGATCTCCTGAGACACCGAGCCAAAAAGGCGACCGTTGAAGAGTTTCTCGCGATGCCTCAACAGGAAGCATGGATTGCACTCGGTTGTAGTTATCAGCCGTCGTGGAGTCGACAGCCAATTGCGTATAATCCGCTATATGGAGTTCGTCGCTGGTAAATACGGAACTTAAACGTTCCAAACAGTTTTTCATTAAAATGCAGACAGTGTTGTGCGTCTACTGCGGAAATACATCCCCATACTGGGGGTGGACGGGCCTATGTAACCGAGAATGCTACCATGGTCTTTGCGAGCTGATCGCGATATACGACGAGACTGGTGTTCTCGATTCCAGAATTATTGAGTACTTTTCGGTTTACCCAAAGACAACTCACTCGTTCATGTGTCAGAGAAACAAGAATTACAACACGTGCTGAAAACGGATTTCGATCCAATTTTTAATTTTCTGGTAAACGAGATGGACGAATACGATGAGCTCTTTGCTCAGCTCGAAGCAGCAACAAAGGATAAGGATGAATACATCAAGCAGTTGGAGAATCGAATCCTACTGCTTGAAGAACGTCTAAAAAAACACAGTCCGCCTGCTATCAAGCAGACGGTAACGTGGAGTGGACCCATTAGAATCTCTCCTGAAGAGAAGAAGAAACTTATGGGGTATTACTTTAAAAAACTCCCGTATGAAGAGCTTCGCGAGCAGGGGCTTATTAAACCCAACCCAAATCCGCTTCGACGGGCAGGAATCATCTAAAACGGATTTCGATCCAATTTTTAATTTTCTGGTAAGGAGATGGCGGGCATAATGTATGTCGTCGCTCTCAAAGACAGCGACGACAAGATCGTGGCTATTAAAGTTGGAGCTACGCGAAAGAGCATATCGGACCGCCTTAAGCAACTTAACAATGAGTTTAACGACTGGTATTATATCAGCGTTATTCTCGTAAAAGAGGTGCCGAACTACATGGTCGCAGAGAGCATGTTTCACAAGCTTAACTGGAAGTATTTCGGAATGAAGCTATTGAAGAAGTTCGACGCCTACAGCCGCGAGTGCTACCGCCCGAGCTCACTGAGCATCTTGAAGGCGTACATCCAGTCGCTCTAAACACTGACTATAAACTCCCAACGGAGATAGTCACAGATTTTTTTCCAGATTTGGTCGTGGGAGATTAGGCGATCCCGCGATTTGAGCAGCGGAAAGTACACTTTATACTCGTCCAACTCCAACAGCTCAAAAAACTTGTAGAGAATGTACGAGTATGAGAGAAAGTTGGTGCGATCGTTGGGACAGTAGAGGAGGAAGGGGGCTTGGATATCTTGGAACATTGCTCGGATCTTTTCTTCGATTTCTGGAGTAATAGTTGGCGGCGGGTTTCCATTAAGCCGAGATACGATGTGGGCTGCATGCTCATAGTACTTACTACGGCTTAACTTCTTCAAAATTTCACGAATATCCTTCTCACAGAGCTCAGCAATATTTTGTATGCGTCGTTTCTTGATTTCGCATACAACTTCATTCATCACCTCATCTGGAATGATAGTACTTTCCTTTGCTTGGAATTGATTCAGAATCTCATTCAGATGATTAATCTTCTTATACGCATAGTTATTACGTTCCTTAGGAGGATCTCTGAAACTCGGAAAATCAGACACAACCATCATATACTCTTCCGATCCACACATCGGACAGGCAAGGATACCTTCAGCAGCAACTTCTTCACGGGCAACATTACACCGATTACAATGTTCTGTATCAGTGTTCACATCATTTGCTTCAGCACCAGTACCCAACTTCATTCTGGAAACATACTCATCAAACATCTGCTTACGAGATGGTCCAGTCTCAATAGGAGCCGTAGGGGCTAAATACTTCATAAACGTATTGTTGTCTACATGCTTTGCTGTAATAATTGAACTTGATTCAGATTGACCATAGTACTGTAACATCAGATCAGCATTCTTCAAGAAATAAGAATCCAGCTGATTCTGCTCTTTGAGCTCTGACTGAAGCGTACGCAGCTTATCGTGCTTCTGAGCTAACTTAAAAATGTCCTTGCCTGATTCCAGATCGTTAATTTCAATCTCTAACTCCTTAATCTGATCGAGTAAAGACTTCTGATTCGCATGAGATTCACGTAAGGAATTAACAACTGTCTGATGAACAGAATCCAGTGTTCCCCCCAAGGTCTCTTGCTTTGCCTCTCTGCCTTTCTTTATCCGAAACATACTATCAGACATTTGATATTCTACTTCATTGCTATTAAAATAGCTAAGACACCAATCGCAATGAGAATGGGATATGCTGAATCTGAACGATTGGCAAATCCTTCCTTAGTTTGAATACACTTTGAAATATCGGCCTGTACGCATTTTGAGCTGTTAAAGTCAGCAGTTAAATCTTTATTTAAAAATCTGGATTGTTCTCCGCCGCTTGTAGGACAAGTATAGCAATCACAAGAAGGTGTTGAGTCAGCGGCAAGTGAACTAAATAGATGTACTGGGTTTAAGCCCTCGGTATCTTCTAACATTCCTGGAATTAACCCATCAAAATTAGATGCTATACCTCCAAGATCACGTTTCATTGCTTCGGGAAGAACATCAGCTCCACTGGATATATTATTGATATAGTTGTATCTTGCTTGAATGGACTTATCGGATGCTACACATGAGCCTCCCGTGTTTACAAAGTACTGATTTCCAAGAGCAGGACCAGCGATCATGTATTTCATGTACTGAAAGATAGCCCCCGTGTTGGTAGTTAGCTGACTGATTGTTCCCCTTGAACCAACTCCCATAGATGATGGACCCTTGATGTTTTCAGCATAGCTGTAGCTGGGTCCCATAACAGATTCTGAAACAGCACCGGGTTCGCTGGCGACTTTGTCCCATATAGGATTAGACATCTTTACTTAAAGCACAGAATACCTGTTCCCGAAAAGAAGTGTTTGTCATCATACATGGTCTTTGCTTCAAAACAGACAGTTCGGTTCCTGCGAATGGAAACTTAAATACATCGCAAACATACATGAGTGCGAGAAATGCGCTTCGGTTAATTCCACACTGGCAGTGAACAAAGATTTTTTTGGAACCAGGATCTTGAAGAAAGTCTTTTAGGATTGCCTTAAATTCTGGATACCATTTTAAGATATTTACGTTCAAGGCATCGACTGCATTAATACAGTAGTATTTATCTGGATTCTTTTCCTTAAACCATGACGGAGAATCAGTTTCTTGGGCACAATTGATCACATGTGTGATCTCATACTTTTTAACAAACCCAGGGGTTAACATCTCACCAGCTCCAACCAAGATATATGGATGAAACAGAGCTGGAGGGTCTACAAGATATCCTCTGGAACTATAGCGAAGTGAACGTCTGATTGATGGATCCATTATACTAATGTGTGGAATACTGTGTTAATGATATACGCAAGAACAACTGATGCCGCACCAAGAACAGCAGCGCCGGTATAAGATACAATACCCCCATCCTTATATGCATGAGGAACATAACGAAGAGCCAGCTCACGTGAAAAGGCGAGAGACATAACTGACGCAGCTAAAAAGAATGCCAGATAACCTAAAAATCCCCGCACCGATCCGCGAAGAATAGAAAACTGACGCGAGTAATCCGGCGCAGATGGCTTCTGAGGACTTGTGTTAAGAGGAGTGCTAAATGGGTCACCTCCACCAGTGACCATTGGCTGAAACGCGGGAGACTGAACGGGCTGTCCACCAAGAAGCTCGGATAGATCTGTCGCACCTTCCATGTTTATTTAGAGGAAGTGATTTCACACGACGCATCCTCCACGCGATATTTATAACATTTTCCATCAGCCTTGACTTCTCTGTCCTCGAACTTATCTGGCGAAATGGCAAGAACTTTCTCGCTCTTGATCGGGTGGTGAAGTAACATAACAACAAGACCAAATCCGATAATAAAGGCAAAGAATCCAGCTGTTTCTTTACGCTTAAGAAGCTTATCGATCATTTACAAGTACATTGAGAGAAACAGCTGATGAGGAACAGGGCACTGGCTCTGCTTTGATCTTGACACATCCTGACTTAGTTGTGAATGAGCCCGCATCTCCTGGTGTTGGGATGGTTGGTATTTGACGCTTGGGAGGCTTAAACACGGACACTACAAAAAATCCAGTTAGTATGCCTGCAAATAAGCAAGAGATTACGTCCATTATTATATGGTTAAGGCTTTCCTCCGCCTATGATTGCTGAGCCAGACATGAATGGAGTTCCTCCATCTATTATTAATCTTCCCGAAGCATAGGGCGATCCTCCATCAAGTGTATTTATCAGAGTTATTGGATTACGGCTTTTGAAAGCAGGACCAATATAATCACATCTACAAATTTCTACATAATCAATTTGAGTATAATCCACAGGTCCACACCCAGCTGCTCCGCGATACAGAGTTGTTGTAAATAACCGATGATTCGTATCTTGAACCTTGTATGTTCTGCCAAGAGCTTCATTTTTTAGTTTAGAAATGTAGGCAGTAGATGTCCTCATTTCTTAAGTTTACGTGTTTGTTTTACAACGGGAGTTGGTTCTTGCTTCAACTCCTCAAAACGCTGCCGTGCTTCCTCTATTGACAATCCCCGATATACCACCTCTAATTTCAGTTTGAGGAATTTGACCATAGTCGGTTCCCGGGACGTTGCGGACTGCATTTAACCATGGTTGGGGTTTAAATTCTATATTATCTTTCTCCTTCTCGATCCCGTGATTTGAGTACAAAAATATAATAAAGAATCCTACGACCACACTGAGAACTACGATGTTAAAAATAAGAGAGTACCAAGAGTCTCTGATCTGAGCAGACTTTATTAAGTTACCTTCTACGCGTGGGTAAGTATCTTCTACTAAATGAAACATCTCTTGTTATATACAACAAGTTAACATGGCCACTTTAACAGCACTCTCACTCTTAGCCGGGAGTGCAGCCCTTGTTTTGGGTGTAAATGCGGCAAAGGGTATTGAGAAAGCTCCATCAGAACCCATGCCACCAGCAGAGCCTGTGGCAGAGCCTGTGGCAGAGCCTGTGGCAGCAGCAGAGCCTGTGGCAGAGCCTGTGGCAGCAGCAGAGCCTGTGGCAGAGCCTGTAGCAGAAGCTGTGGCACCTGCTCTTCCTGTAGAAGAAGGTGAGAAGGTTGCTGACATGGCAGGTGGTGCTATTGGTCGTCCGAAATGGGGTGTAATTTCCAGCAGTGTTATGGCTCCTCAGGATACAACTCTTGGGGCGACTGTTTCAAACGCTCTCGGAATTCGTGAAGATCCTCGAGCTCTTAACGATGAGATAATCTTAGTTGAACGCCAGTTAGAAGCTGCTAACTTTAATGGGTTTGTTCTTAAAGATAAGATCGCCAAAACAACCTTAAAGTACCAGTCTGTGAGAAAGATCTTTGCTGAGAAATTTGCTGAATCTAAAAATCAGGAACTAACAGCTGGCGATTACTTAAAGAAGTTAAACAGTCAAGGACAACAAAACCAGGAAGGAAGAAAGGCACTTAATAAGATTATTGGCGATAACTCAAAAAGTCAGGCAGAAAGAGACGAAGCAAAGAGAAAGTTAGCAGAAATGGGTCAGCCAAAAGACGTTGATGAAACTGTCCTTGGAAAATGGAGACTTGCGTACACTACAGCAACAGCAAAAAAGATCGAAGCAGATGATGATAAGGCTGATGCTGAACGTGATAAGAATAAGTACTTTACAGAGCTAACCGATCTGAGAACAAAGCAGGAAGAACAGGTAAAGGCTGTTAATGAACTTCTTGTGAAGAGAAATGCTCTCCTTACTCGCCTACAAGCCGTTCTGCTAAAGAAGAAAGCGAAGGAAGCTCAGCCTACCGACATGCCAGCACGTACGGAACGTTACGCAAAGGCAATCGCTGCTAAGAAGGTCGCAGAAGACAACCTTCGTCGTTTTTATACTAATACCTGGTTACCGCTGGAAGGTCAGCCATCTCAAGCAGCCTATCAGGGACAATTTACATCGCTACAGACCATCTGGAGAAATACGAAGGCAGAGGTAGAACTCGCCCAGGCAGCTCTTACAGCGCCAGCTGAGGTTTTAACCACAGACGCTGAAACAGAGTTTGCTGGATTTGCTTCGGAAATTGTTGACCTTACACGCAATGCTGTTGATCGTAATGGAAAAATTAAACCAGATTATGCTTGGGAAAATGGCACCATTCGTGGGTATCCTTCTTCTGTAAAGACACTCAAAGACTACGCAACAAAGCCTAAACTGCGGATTGCTGCAAATGTATACTATGAGATCGCAAATATGGACACGACTACATTACTTCGCAATGTTCCTCGGTTTCTAAGCTATTTCAAGAAACTTAAGGGAACTATAGGCGTACGATCAGAACGTGAAAGGCCAACTGGATACAGCCTTCAGGGTGATGTTACAAGCGTTATTCTTAAAGAGTTTGTTACCAGAATTTTAGAACTCGCTGCAAATGATGTTAGAATGTATCCTCCACCTGGTGATATTCCTGTAGATGATCCTCAAGCAATTATCTATTCCCAGTTGCGCGATAAAACAAATGAATTCGTTGACAAGCAGATCTTTTTGATAAACAAGATGTTTAGAGTCATCAAGGCAGCAAGAAAGACAACCAAATTAAGTAACATAGAAGGTAAGAATCTCTTAGATTTTGAAGAACAAGCCAGACAACTATATCCCATACATTCGGATGTTCCGCCAAAGGGTCAGTGTGAACGCCTTTTTAAGCCCAGCACGTTTACTGCTCTTTCTACTGGCATTTTTAAGGGAAAGAAGATTCTTGAAGAGGTCTTAGAGGATCCTACACTCAAAGACGATTTCTTGGATGCGATCGGATTCATTAAGGTATCAAACTTCATAGAAGCAAAAGACTATGCCACAAAGCCTGGCACCAATAGAACTGACACAGCAATACAATTGCTAAGAAAGGCTGCTTTTACGGAATACAACCGAAAGATTCAACAAGAAGCATTCAATGATCCTACAGCGAATATTTATCACATAAACAGTGCTGAAGTAAACTCGAGAGAATTTTCTCAGCGAATGACTCGCAGAGATCTATTAGTCCTGGATGTTAGTGCATTTGCTGATCTGGGAGCAGGGCCTAACATCTCAAATCAAGAATATGCCAGACAGATCGCAACGCTTGCCGAAACGTCTGCTCTAAAATTTGTTCCTGGTATCTTTCTCGAAGCAGCAAGACTTGCTGATGATGGTTCTCGCGCTATTACTGTTGAGCCTCTGGTCAATTTCAGAAACGCTTGTGAATTAGATGGAAATGTTGGTCAGGGTAGTGAGCAGACAAATCGCATTCTCGACATCTTAGACAAGTTAGCTTCGATTGAGATTTCTACAAAGGAGGAAGCCAACCCTTTGCTTACAATGATAAAGAAGTTAGAAGCGAAGAAGAAGATTGATATAACACGTCGCGATCAAGCAGAGCCCCAAAGTTCATTGGCACAACATGGTTTTCCAAATGGAATTGGAAATTGGGCGATCATGGAGGTAACAGATGATAAGGAATTAAACTTTGTAGAAACATTCTTGACGTTCCGAAGCTC